GGCAACTTAAAAGCACAAGAAAGTATTAAGTTTTGGAGTACCTCGTTTATTCGTGGAACTACATTAGATAATGCTATCGTGATTGTAGATGAGTTTCAGAACCTTAATTTCCATGAATTAGATTCAATCATCACTCGTATAGGTGAAAACTCGAAGATTATGTTCTGTGGTGATGCTACTCAGTCAGACCTTACTAAAACGAATGATCGTAATGGTATTGTAGACTTTATGAGTATTATAAGGAAAATGCCTTCTTTTGATATAGTGGAATTTGGTGTTGATGACATCGTTCGTTCTGGACTTGTTAAAGAATATATTATTGCCAAACTTGAATCTGGATTATGAGATTTCCGACAGTTTGTTATGATGGATTTTATAAAGATCCAGAGAAAGTAGTAGATTTTGCTCTTTCTTTAGATTATTATTCAACTGAAGGTCGATATCCAGGTTGTAGAACAAAATGTTTATCTACAATTGATAGAAATTTTGCTCATGAAAGTCTTAATAAACTTTTATCAATGTTTGATGATTTTGATGAACCTAATCTTATTATAGATGCTGAGACAGCATTTCATAAAACGTATAGATTTTCTAAGGATTATTCTAGTCCAGCAAATGATGGGTGGATTCATAAAGATGGTTCTGTGTTAGCAGCAGTCGTTTATTTAAGTAAAAATCCAGATTCTAGTAGTGGAACTAGTATTTTTAAAAAAAGATTAGGTGAAACACTTCCTCCTTTACCTGATGTCTCTGTCGATGTTTTAGGTGATAAAAGGGCAGTTGATGTTAATTCTTTAAAAGAGTATGAAAGATCGATAGTTGAGAATAATAAACCTTATGATCTTCAATTAGAAGTCAAAAATGCTTATAATAGAATTATAATTTATGATGGTCAACTTGATCATGCTCCATCAAATTTTTGGAGAGATGATGAAGATTTTAGATTAACTCAGGTTTTCTTTATAGATGATATTCATTGTTCTGTTAATAAAATACCATCAGTTAGATGTAATAGGTATGATTCATGAGATTTGATTTTCCTTCATTATGTTTTGATCAATTTTATAAGGATCCAGATAGTGTAAGAGAATATGCTTTAAGTTTGGATGGTTATACTAATATGTACGGAGCTCATCCTGGATTAAGGTGTAGGATGTTATATGATTATGATAAGCAGTTTTATAGAAGTACTGTTGATAAATTTTTTTCATTGTATATGTTGTCGGGAGTATCATGTAATTGTTCAACGTATTTTCAAAAAATATACAGATTTTCTAGTGATCCTAATGATCCAGTAAATCAAGGTTGGATACATCATGATGGAGTTGTAAATATTGCTGGAGTAATTTATTTGGATCCTGAACCAGTAAGTGATAATGGAACTTCTTTTTATAATCCAAAAGGTAATAACTTTAGATTTAATAATGTATTAGAAGGTGATACTCCTGAATATGAAAGAATAATGGGTAGTAGTGCTAATACAAGTGGTGATACTAATTATTGTAAAATAGATGATATTGATTGGTATAGGGAAAATATTGTTAAAAATAACGAACAATTTGAATTGACAATGGAGGTGAAAAACTGTTATAATAGGTGTATTGCTTATAGTGGACAACGATTACATAGTCAATCTAATTATTGGATGTCAAATGAAGATGATTTTAGATTGGCTCAAGTATTTTTTGTTTTTGACTTAAAGTTACCTCCAAATTTTATTACCTCATCTAGACTTGATAATTATGACATTTGACCATGTTGATCTAGATCTCCAACCTCTTGAAAGAGAGCATATTGATGGAGTTCGTTATTATAAGATTCCTGATGAGGAAGAACTCATTAAGATGGTTTCTATTACTTCAGTAACCAGTCATTTTAATAAAGAGATCTTTGTTAAGTGGAGAAAACGAGTAGGTAATGAAGAGGCAGATAAGATCACGAAAGCGGCAACAGGTCGTGGAACCGATATGCATACTCTTACAGAGCATTATCTGAAGAATGAAGATCTACCTGAAGTGCGTCCCATTTCAGACTTTTTATTTAAGATTGCCAAGGGTAAATTAAATAAAATAAACAATATATACGCTCTGGAAGGACCGCTATATAGTAAAGAATTAGGTATTGCTGGAACTGTTGATTGTATTGCTGAATATGATGGTGAGTTAGCGATAATAGATTTTAAGACATCTAAGAAACCTAAACCACGGAATTGGATAGAACACTATTTTGTTCAGTGCATGGCATATGGTTGTATGCTATATGAGATGAAGGGAATATCAATTAAAAAACTGGTAATCATTATGGCCTGTGAAAATGGCGAGTGTGTAATTTATGAAGAACGAGACAAAGCGAAGTACATTAAACTTCTCACCCAATACATTGACAAATTTGTTAAAGATAAACTGGAGCTCTATGGAACCGAATAAAGAATTAGAAAAGGCAATAGAGAGTAAGTTTCTTACCCCTCAAAAATTTGCTATGGAAATTGAAAAGATTGTGGCAGAAGAACAATTTAATTATATTGATGCTATATGCTATTATTGTGATAGTAACAATATTGAAGTAGAATCAGTATCTAAACTTATTTCAAAACCTTTAAAAGAAAGATTAAAATGGGACGCAACTCGTCTTAATTTTATGAAAGCAACTTCTAAAGCTAAATTACCCATATAATGCCAGTATACCCTTATTTTTCTACACCAATATATACGAATGATTCTTTTCAAACAGAGTATTATAATGATATTCAAAAAGAATTAATGGATGTTTATGAGAAGACTGAATTTGAAAAACTAGAAGGTAGACCAGAAACTTCTCATTCAACATCACCAAGTGCTTTTTGTAATAATGTTTTAAAAAAGTACAAATGTAAACATTTTTTAAAATTTTTACATCAGGAAGTGCAATCGTATGTTAAAACTTTTGGTAATGATATTCCATTGGAGTATATTATTGATTCAGCATGGTTGACTAAAACTATGAAGGGTGAACATGCTCTTCAACATTCTCATGGATCTACAGATATTTCTGGTGTATATTATTTGAAAACTAATGGTAAAGATGGGAATATATTTTTTCAGGATCCAAATAGTTGTATGGTAGGTAATCTTATTATGGATCTTGCTGTTAATGTGACTAATTGTGAATTACCTTTACAGCAAGGATTAATTCATATGTGGCCAGGATATATGCCTCATGGAACTAGATATAATCAAACAGATGATGAAAGATTAAGTTTATCATTTAATATTCATTTTACTAGAAGAGGTTTAAGAGTTAAAGAAACTGTAGATAAAAGTGATAGAGCATTAGCCGTAAGACATCCTGGTTGGTCTAAATTACAATGTTATTAAATTAATGAAAGAAACTGTTAGAGTTGCTGGTGCTCAAATACCAGTTAGTATTGATATACAATTTAATAAAAAGGAAATAATAAAGGCACTTGATTGGGCAAAAGAAAATGAAGTAGATCATCTTCTTACTCCAGAAGCTGCTCTTTCTGGATATAAACCAGAATCTTTATTTGACAAGAAAGATGAATTGGAAGAAGCATTAAAAGAAATTGAAACTCATATTGCTTCCAACAATATAGATATTTTGTTTCATTTAGGAACATTATTCGTAGAACCTGAGAAACAGGGGAATCTTAATAAAAATCAAGTTAGACATTATGAGGGAAGAGATGGTCAATGTCATATCTTTTCGACAACTAATAAAATTGCTTGTGTTGGTGCAGATGATTTTGTTATTCCAGGTGATGAAATTAATGTATTAAAGTTGCCTCATAGAAGAGATAGGGAATATAAAATGGCGACTTTAATATGTAATGATATGTGGGAATGGGATAATAATCATATGTTAAATTATAAAATGTCTTCTGAAGTTCAACCAGATATTTTATTTCATGCTACGAACGGTGTTAAATTTACTCATCAGATGCTTAGTCATTGTAATAGCTATCCTGATGTGAAATATGATAATAGATTTCTCTGTAATGCTTTTAATGATTGGCATGAATCTCATTTAAAAATGACAGCAATTCAATCCTGTGCTACAATAGTTACTGCTGATAGTTGTGTTCCTTGGTATTGGGATCCTTTAGATGAAAGTACAATAGATCATTGTATGACTTCATCAGAAAGTGGAGTTCTTAATCCTTTAGGAATCAGATTAACAGATGTTTCTCGATATGGTCGTCAATATTTTTATACTGATATTGCTACTGATATGAAAGAAAAATGCTTTGATTTGATACAGAGTCATAGTACTAAAACACCTTATCATAAGTGTGAGCATGTATCTCCGATAGGAAAACACAAATGGGAATTTTTAGATAAATGGAAATCTCAGAACTAGATTTATTACATCATCGCTTACAAGCGATTTTGCGTGACTATAATATGCCTGACCTTGAATATCTTGGTGAACGAAAAAGCTGGAAGTCTGGTGAAATGGTTCATTGGTATCGGGTAGGAGAGGCAGAAGTGCCTATTGATGCTATTACTGATTTTGAGACTGAAGAGAATGAAAGTGACTCCCTTTGAGACCTATCGCACATACTTATCAATGAAAAGTCATTTTACTAATCCTAAGTATGACTTCATTAAGTATGGTGGCAAATCTCGTGCTACATTAACATCATTCAATAAAAGGAAAGATAAGTATTGGTTTGAGAAAACTTCTAGGAAGTATTCTGACCAAGAAGTAATAGATTTTCTTTTATCAAATTTCGTAAACGCTACTAACCCCCAAAATTTATGGATTGGAGAAATTATCAATTCTGGAGAAAGAACATACGCAGAATGGAAAATGAGGCAACAGAGTTTGACGTATATGTTTACGGAACAATCAAGCACGTTACTCTCAGAGAACGACTTAGAGACAGTATTCAACTGCTCCAAGGGTCATCCAATCATTCTAAAAAAATATCTGGGTGGAGAGATCTCACTAGAAACGTTATCAATACTGGAAAAAGTTTTTTCTTTCAAAGGTAAATTTGACAAGAAATTAAAAGATCCTGTATGGGAAACCGTAAGTATGAAATTAAAAAAGTATCTACCTTTCCTAAATATAAATGTATTCCATTTTAAAAATATACTTAGGGGTATAGTAAATGAGTAGTTTTTTCGATTCTGAAATAGTTCAGGAAGAGATGAAAGAAATACATGAACTTCAATCTATAGTATATAATACTTCACAAGATTATACTTCATTGAATCGTGAAGATAAAATAGAACATATTGATAATCTAACTGAATTGTTAGATCTGCAAAGGGTCATGTATACAAGGTTATCCTTGTCTGATGATTCCAATGCTAAGAAGATGAAAGCTGAATTGGAGAAATCAGTCATCTTGTTGGGATTCCCTGCAGGAACTGATATATCTGTATTATTCAGTGGTATGTCTCAAACAATAGAATCTCTTAGACAGGGTATTGACTATTGATTGAATCTTTGTTATAATAAAAACAAATCCAAATTAATCTAATTAATCCGAGGTAATCTAAAT